GTATCAACTGCAAAAGAAAGATACAACAAGTTTTTGTTTGATGAAGGTGCAACCGACAACACAACTTTGGAAGTTGGTGAACACGAATACAGAATCTACGCACAGATTTCATCTAACAATTTGAATCCATCATTGGCTGATGAGTTGGTTGAAACAGGCATCTTGAAAGTTCTCCCATTGTTAAACAACGAATTATTCTATCAGGTATCGTGAGCGAAAAAATATACACAACAAATCGTGATATGGGTGTTGAACACGAAGTTGATCTCACCAAGAAATTGTTCACAACAAACCGTGATATGGGATTTGAACGCAATGTAGAATTCAACCAACGAAACTACGATGTTGATGCATTGAGGGCTTTCTTTTTATTGACTGAAGATTCATTTTTATTACTCCAAGAGGATGGAGGTCGTTTGGTAGAAAGTTATGGCTAATAAAAAAATATCCCAATTAGATCCGATAGGAACTATTGATGTCAATCAAGACAGCATCCCAATTGTTGACTATTCGGAAGGTGTAACCAAACGAACAAACCTTGCCAACATTGGACAAAGGGTATTGGAAGCCAATAGCACAACAAACCTTGCAGAAGGAACAAACCTATATTTTACCAATACACGAGTTTACACGAAGGTGAAAGCAACTTTGTTGGCTGGTTCAAACACATCTATAACTTTTGACGATGCACTTCAAACCATCACCATCGCATCACAAGGAAATGTTCAAAGCGTAAACACAAAGACGGGTGCAGTTGTATTGACAACAACGGACATAAGCGAGGGAACAAACGAGTATTTCACCGCAGCGAGAGTGAGGGCAGTTGTTTTGACTGGGTTATCATTGGCAACCAATGCCGTGATTTCTGCAACTGATACCGTGTTGAGTGCGTTCGGAAAGTTACAAGCACAGATCACCGCCAATCTTTCAACACTTACATCACACACATCCAATACAAGCAACCCACACGCCACCACAAAAGCACAAGTGGGGTTGAGTGATGTGCCAAATGTAGACACCACAAACGCATCAAATATATCAAGTGGTACATTGGCTGATGCAAGGTTGACATCTGCCGTTACAAAGCAAGGAAACACATTCAACGGAGCATCTCAATTGGTTCAGTTGGATGCATCTGCAAAACTTCCAGCCGTTGACGGTTCTAATTTAACAAACTTACCTATCTCACCTTCAACGGGTGGGGATTTATACTTATTTTATAACTATTAAAATGCCAGCAAATACATCACCCATATTCGCACTATCACCTGAGCTTTCATTTGCAACGGTAACAGGTGCAACAACCGACCGAACAGGTGCAACGATGACAAACACCGTAACGCTTTTAACTGCTGCAACAAACGGCACAAAGATCACGCAGATAGGGGCAAAGGTTGCAGGAACAAATGCGGCAACTTTGGTTTTGATTTTTATCAGCGATTCAAGTGGTGCGAATTTCAAGTTGTTTGATGAGATTGGACTTACGGCAATAACGGCATCAACAACCGTGACATCGCAAAGAGCAGTCACCGCTTACAGTGATTTGCAGTTGAAGGCAGGGCAAGTGGTAAAGGTTGGAACTACTGTTGCAACTGCTGCTGGAGTAAATATTTTTGCAGTAAAAGGAGATTATTGAGATGCCTGACTTCGGGATAATGCGTGGCTTTAATGAAAAATTGTTCGGTGACAAGTTGGTCGCTGGGCAATTACCTACGCAGTTGGGCTTGATAGGAAGTTTTTCGGATGTTGACCCTGACGCACAAGCGTTTTTTGATAGGGTAACTGCGGCAACAGGAACACTATCAGCAACAGAAATTGCTGCCGTAAATACATTGGTAATTCAAATGAAAGCCGACAACATATGGAATTCAATGAAAGCCATTTATCCAATGGTTGGTGCAAGTGCGGCAGCGTGTGCGCAAAACTTAAAGAGTTCAAGTTTTACGGGTGCATTTTATGGTGGAAATACTTTTGCAAGTACAGGTTTTACTCCAAACGGTACTACTGGCTATATGGATACAAACTATAACGCAAGTGTTGATAGTTCCTTAAATTCAGCTCATGCAAGTTATTACTCTAGGACAAACACAACCAATTTGGGGGAAGATATGGGTACATATGGCAGTGCCGGTCAACAAATTGGATATGCGTACAATTCAACATTAAATTTTATTGCGTTTAATTCTATAGAATTTGCAGGTCCTATTTTTTCTCCAACTATTGGTTTATTATTAGCAACAAGAATAAGTTCAACGACAACCAAATGGTTTCACAGAAATAATTCACCATATTCCGACAATCAAACTTCAACTTCTCTAAAAAATGCAAATCTGTTTTTAGGAGGTCTGAACTTTCTCGGAAATTTATTTCTACCATCAACAAAAGAATGTGCATTCGCTTCAATTGGAGACGGTCTTACAGACACTCAAGCAGCTAACCTTTACACCGCAGTAGAAGCGTTTCAAACAACTTTAAGCCGTCAAGTCTAATGATAGGATATATTTTAACAATAGAACAATATCAGCAAATTCAAGGAGAGGAATTTGCGCCTTTTGAATGCTTTAATTGCGTTCAAGACATTAATGATATATGGTTTAATTTTGTTAGCGACCAACAAATACCACAAGTAGAACAAAGCCAATACGCTTGGCTTCTCACCTTACCCCAAGCCGAATACATCCCACCACCACCCCCACCATTCCCCAATCTAAATGAAAAACCTTAATGATACCACCGCAGCCATTGCCACCGCAATCACGGGTTCATCAGCGGTCATCACTTTTGCTCAAATTTATCAACCCCTTGTTACTTTTGGCGTGGGGATTCTTGGTATTATTTCGGGCGTTTTGGCTGTTATCTATTGGGCTAAAAAAATTAATCGCATCAAATGACCGTAAAAAAACCATCCGCAAATCCGCTACCAATTTCGTTTGATCAATTCCGAAAGAATCCCGTTGCTGGGGTTGCTTTCCTTGCATTGGTAGGTGTGAGCTATTTATACTATGATGTCAAGTCATCTTACACCGAGCAACTTGAAAACTCCAACAAGAAGATTGAAGCGTTGGATTTAAAGATTGACCGTCTTGGATATGCTCTCAAGAAATCCGATTCCGCATTGGCTGCTGCCATCACAGAACTTCGCATCATCAACACCGTCAAAAAATTATGAGGTACTTTGTCATTTTGTTTTGTGTATTTATCGCAGCCATTGAGATTGCCTTTCCAGTCGGGGCAGTTACAACACCACCGATTGACGAGGTGGAAGCAATGTTGAAAAAGGTTGAATCAAATCTTCGTCAAGCATCGGCAGTTGTTTCCGTAGCAAAAGCCAAAGGAGAACAAATGGTTGAAGGCAAGGTGCAAGAAAAAGCCGAATTGAAAGAAGCGGTTGTTGTTGCTGAAAAGAAAGCGGAAGCCGTGGTTCAACAGATGCAAGTTGTTCAAGACCAAATGGAGGTGTATGCCGTGAAGATGGTAGGTGCTGGATTAGATACTACCACCACACCAATTGAGTTCAAAGGAGTGATCTATGATGCGTATTTGAACTATCTATCGGAAGGTGGAAAGGAAGAGTTTGACTATTTCAGAATGTACCTATGGCAGCCAAAGTAAACATCACGACATTCCGTGTGAAACCAAAAAACAAACTTGGCAGACATACCAAGCACAAGAACAAACACAAGAGTTCCAAACCATATAAAGGACAAGGCAAATGATAGACAAAATTAAGGCAGCGATGAAGCTCAAAGATTACAAGTTCTTTGAATCAGGTGATTACAACTTGAACATCATCGGCATTCGCAATTCGGATACTGGTAACAAAGTGACAAATGTCTTTGATGACTTGTTAACCGTCAGTTACAAAATCGGAGATGTATGGCATTTTAAGAAATGGGCTGCGACAACTGATCCAGGCACAAAGGGAGTGAAGGAATTTCACAATGCTCAAGGCGTTGCTCGTTTAGTTCCCGGACAATATCGTGGTTCACACGCCATCGGTTTGCATCAAGGCAAATACGAAGCCTTAAAACAAGCCAAACCCGTGAAGGTTTACAGAGATGCAAACAAGGATATGACCTACGACACCAAGTTGATCACCGAAGGCATCTACGGGATCAACATCCACAAGGCTGGT